ACATTCGTTTTGCTCTCATCATCATTTACCGTTTATAGGCGTTGCGCATGTAGCATATATACCGGGAAGAGATGGTAAGGTAATTGGATTAAGTAAATTGAATAGAATTGTTGAGTGGTTTGCGAGAAGACCGCAAGTACAAGAGAATCTAACTATGCAAATCCATACACACATAGATAAAGTATGTGATGAAAATAATGGTGTAGCAGTATTAGTAGAAGCTAATCATATGTGTGCTTGTGTGAGAGGGGTAAAGCATGATAGTACAATGAAAACTGCTAGAATGTCAGGAGCATTTTTAGATAAAACTGATCTCACAAGACAAGAGTTTTATAATTTTGTAAGAGACTTAAAGTGAATCAAATACTTGTTTTATTTGTGCTGGATCAACATGATCTGGGATATCATGCTGTATCATCTCGAAATTGTCGAAATTATCTCTAATATTACCAGCACTATAAGGTTGCCCGGTCGCATCTAAAGTAACATCAACTGCGGTCTCAGCTGGATCAAGAATATTTAAACCTAATCCTTCCTTTTCTGCCCATGGTTGAGCATATGACCATCTCTTCCAATCATCATCTTTTTTGCTCGCGCCTAGAACAACTGTAGTTCCTTGCTCTAACGTCTTAAGAGATTCATACGCAGCTGTGACGGGTGATGGATACTCAGAAACACTAACAGTAACATTAGTAAGAGGCTCAACATATAGTTCAAATATTTGCTGAGCAGCGGTAGGTGTAATTAATTTATTATCTTTTGTTCTTCGTTCGCTTTTTGCAGATGGTGCTGAGATTAAAACATGAACTTGACCATCAGGCCATGATTGACTATAATGCCTAACCATTTCATAATGGCCTTTATGAGGTGGTTTAAAGCTTCCTGGTATGAGAACGACTACTCTACCGTTTTTTTTTAATAAGTCTTCAAGAACAACATCAGCCTTAGAAACAAAGCTTTCATCGAGACCATAATCAACGATAATTTTACGTATAATCTTAGCAACCTTTTTTGTATTTTCTGGTTCGGATGCCTTATTAATATGCTCCCTCTCCATATCTGTTAATGCAACGTCTTCTATATTTACAAATAATGCCTTTCGAGCAAGATTTACTAAAAATGTTTCACCTTCTGTTGTTAATGGATCTGGTTCGGCTGGTGGTTCAGGAACTGGAGGTGGTACAGGTGGAATTCCACCAGGTGGTACCGCTGGTACAAAATCACCACCAGTTGGTGGTCCTTGAGCAGGAACAAAATCTTGTGGCCCAGCTTCTTGTGCTATTTTTTGTTGTGTTTTTCTGAGCTTTTTAGCGAGTGTATCGTTTACATCGGTGTCAGCGTCGGCCACTTCCTGTTCTTTATCAGTAGCTTTTCCAGCTTTTACTTTTTTCTTAATATTAGCAATACGGTCTCTTTCCGCTTGTTTCGCTATTTCTTCAGGAGTTTCTGGAGCATCATGTAATTCAGCGATTTTTTTAAGAAACTTACTCATCTTAATTATTTATAGCAGCGAAAGCTTATTTCTTATATCATTGAAGTATGTTTTATCTAAAAACGTCAATTCATAATGCTTACAAAAATATTGTAATCTACTGAAATAAAAACGGGTAGTTTGTATCTTGTTAAGCTTTCTCATTAACGAAATATTTAACTCTTCGCGGATGCCATTACATTTAAGCTTTTTCTTAAAATCTTTAAAAGGCATAGGTTCTTGTAATACAATAACAGGAAATTTCTTTATAAACAGATCTAAAAAGGAACTATAATTTTTATTTAATGTATTTACAATATCAAAATATATTACAGGTTTATTTTTCTTATTATGTACCTTAAGTATCTCACACGTATAATATATAAAATAGTGAAATATATATTTTTTATGCTGCTTATTATTAAATTTTAACTCATCATCAAATTCAGATATTTTATCTATAGATAAATTATGAACATACTCTATTACAGGAGTAAAATTAACAATATTAAAGAATGACCCGTGAAGCTTAACGCTCAATTGCGGTGTCTTTATTAAGTCTTCTAATTGCATCTACGTTGTTTTTCCAAAAATTAGTATAATCAATTATAACATAATCTTTTGTATAACGCAAGAAGTTTTCAAACCGGAAATAATGAGCAATATTTATATTAAACAATATATAACTACCTTTTCTAGTAACCTTAATTATTAAAAACCATAACTTACCGCTTTCTGCTTGCTTAATCCATTTGTCTAACGTTTTATTTTGAGTGAATAATTTATGATAATCAAACGTTTTGTAATTCTTACATTCTAATTTAAATTTAGACATGCACGGAGGTACCATAATATCTCCATCCATCATACGTTTTTGAGATTCAGTTAATTGATCAAGTCGGTGAAAATTAGCGCCTCCTGTATAGGCTCCGGAATTTGGAACTCTAATAAAGTTCTCATCAAATACTTCACTTAAATCTTTTGCAACTTCTCGCTCCCAAACGTTACCTTTTTGTTTGGCTGCGCTAGGCATATATAGTTACTTATGACCTAGCTAGACTTTGCAAGTTTCTTCTTTTTGCGCTTTTTCTTTACCTTACCTTCACGCTTTATAGTAGCTCCCATAACTTTGGGTAACCTTGCATCGCCTGGAGAATATGTATCAGCAGTTGTATACTCACCACCACCTTGAGCACCACCAGCTCCCATCCCAGCTGAACCAACAGTATTATCGGTTAAGTACTGTGTAACTACCTGATCAAATAACTTAAGAGGCATATTAAATATTTATCGCTTTAAAGATAAAAAGTTGCCTTTTATAATAAAAGACTATAATAAATAAATGGAAATTGGTGATATTATCGATCAATATCTTAAGGAAGTAAGTATAGATACAAATTTAGATCGTTTAGAAGTTACATCTACTCAGGAACAATTATTAGCTAATAAGCATAAATGGTCAGCTAGATTAATTAATCATAAAATTAAATTAAATAATTTAAAATATAAAAAGTCTTCACTTCTAGAAGAATATATAGCTGAATATCAAGACAAAGAACCAGTCCGCGTAAATAGATCTATTGCACAAAGAGCAGTTGAAAATAAAAAAGAAGTAAAAGCTATAGATTTAAAAATTCAAAATGAAGCTCTTATCATTAGCTTCTTAGAAAATATATATAAAAATGTAAGCTTCGCAACAAATGATATAAAAAACTTAATAGAGTTAATGAAGCTCGAAACTCAATGATCGATATAACGTTAAATTCAAACTCTCAAGCAATATTAGAAGGACCTGAGTTAGATATTATCAGAGAACATTTTAGTGTAAAAAATGAAGCAGCTCATTTTCAAAGAAGGTTTGGCAGATTTGTTCCCTCACGAACATATGTAATTACTCAACAAGGTAAATCTGATGTTGGATTATTAGTAGAAATTACAAAATTCTGTAAAACAAAAAATATAGAAATTAATTTCTCAAAAGAAATAAAAAATGTATTAATACCTACATTGCGGAAAAATAATATTATTGATTATAATTTAAAATTAAAATATAGAGAATATCAACAAGACATAATTAATAAGTGTATAGATAGAGGTAGAGGGACAATAGTATTAGCCACCGCTGGTGGTAAGACTCTTACAATGGCTGGTTTATTAGAATTTTACTATAATAACTATAGTAAAAATTTTAGAGGGTTAGTTATAGTACCGGACTTAGGATTAGCTAATCAAACCATATCTGATTTTGAAGATTATGGAGTTTCTTTTTCTACTACCAAATATACTGGAAAAAATGAATTAAATTTATCTCGCAATGTTATTATTGCTAATTTAGGTATTTTACAGAGTTCAAAGCAAGACATATCATGGATACAACATATAGATTTTTTAATTGTAGATGAAGTACATAAATTAAGAAGAGGAAATAAAATAAATAATATTCTCAAAAAAATCGACACTCCGCATCGATTTGGCTTTACTGGTACTTTACCATCAGAACTATTAGACAAGTGGAACATCTTCGGTAAGATAGGTCCACAATTATTTGAAAGAAAGGCTCACGAACTAAAAGACGAAAAATATGTTGTACCCGCTAAAGTACATGTATTAGAATTAAACTACGATACACCTTCGACTCAAATTTATTCCGGTAATAATTCTAATGCATATTATTTACAAGAAAATGAATTCATACGCAGTAATTCCTTTAGAAATAACTTATTAGCGAAACTTTCAAACAAATTAGATAATAATGCACTAATATTAATTGACTATATAGAACACGGAGAACTATTACTCAATGTATTAAAGGATGTTTGTAAAACTAAACAAGTATATTTTATTAGAGGAGAAGTGGATATACAGGAGCGTGAAAAAATACAAGCGTTGATGGAGAAAAGAAAAGATATAATAGTTGTTGCTATTTCAAAAATATTTTCCACGGGTATTAATATTAAAAACTTACATTATATAATGTTTGCTGCCGGCGGAAAAGCAAAAATAAAAATAATACAAAGTATAGGCCGAGGGTTGCGGTTGCATACTGATAAGAAAGAGCTTATAATCTTTGATATTGCTGATAATTTACGTTACGGACAGCGTCATATGGAGCAGCGACTATTATTATATGATAGTGAGTATATAAATTATAAATTTACACAGTACCATGAAACCAAACAAAAAACCAAGAGCAAAATCAAAAAAGCCTAATAAAAAGACCTATTATGTTAATCCTAAAGAGTTTTTACAAAAGTTAAAATACTACTATGTGACAGATGACTTAATTGATGAACTAGCTACATCAGTTTATAAAATTGCCGTAGGTTTAAGTTACTCTCCTAACTTTATAAATTATAGTTATAAAGATGAAATGATTGGTGATGCTGTTGTAAAAATGGTCGCGGCAGTAAAAAACAAAAAGTTTAGAATTGACTCTCCATCAAACCCATTTTCATATTTTACTACTATTGCCTACCATGCTTTTATTAATAGAATAAAAAAAGAAAAGAAATATAGGGAAACAATTCTCGACTATCAAGAACAAGTTTATGGAAACATGGCAAGAGATGAAGCCATACAAAATAAGGCTCCTAATAAGGATTACGACAAAGAATTATACATTTAATGTCAGAGGAAAGTAATAAAAAAATCGGATTCTTTTCTGATTTACACATTGGCTGTCATCAAAATAGTGAAAAGTGGCATGATGTTACTTTAGAATGGGCAAAATGGTTCACAAACGAACTAAAAAAACAAAATATTACTAATTTGTTTTTTGGTGGTGACTTTTTTCATTATCGAGATGAAATAAATGTAAAATCTTTACATTTTACTAATGATTTATTAGACTTATTTAATGAGTTTGAAATAATTATGATTCCTGGTAATCATGATGCTTATTATAAAGACAATTCTAACGTACATTCATTATCTATTTTAAATAATAGAAAAAATATTAACATTATTGATAAGCCAATTGTACGAACGATCTTTAATAAGCGGGTTGGCTTCTGTCCGTGGGGTACAAATATAGATAAAATTCCAGAATGTGACTTATTAGTTGGGCATTTTGAGATTGAAAACTTTAATTTTAATAGTTTTAAGATATGTGAGGCAGGTATTCAATCATGTGAATTACTAATGAAGTCTAAACTCATAGTATCTGGTCATTTCCATAAACGACAACGCCGAAAATACTCAAATGGAGAGATAATTTATGTTGGAAACCCATTTGAAATGGACTTTAATGATATTCAAGATCAAAAAGGGTTTTATATATTTGACTTTAATGAAGAGAACATAAAATACACCTTTGTTGAAAATACTACATCTCCTATACACGTAAAAGTAAACTTAAGCGAGCTTGAAAAATTAAAAACTATAGCAAAAAAAATAGGCTGGTCTAATCTGGCTATAAAAATTATTATAGATAAAGATATAAAAACAAACTTAATTGATAAAATAATTGCTTCTATAAATTTTGAAGCGCCATTTTCTTTAGTAACAGATTATTTACATAAATTTAATATTGGTGACAATATTGAAATAACAAATGAACTTGGTGACTTGAATGTTAAACAATGTATTATAGAATATGTACAATCTTTAGATATAGATAATAAAGAAGAAGTAATAAACAAAACTGTACATTTATATAATCAGTTTTCATAGTGTATGAAATATATAAATTTTAACACAATAAAAATTAGTAACTTTCTATCAGTAGGTAAAAAACCAATTGAAATTAATTTTCAAGCAGGATTAAACATAATCACTGGTGTTAATAGAGATAAAGAAGATAGAAGAAATGGTGTCGGTAAATCGACGATTGCTGATGCTATACATTTTGCTATTTTTGGTGAAACAATACGAGAAGTCTCAAAAGATTTTATTGTAAATTCTGTAAACAAAAAAAATACATATGTAGAATTACATTTTTCAATAAATGAAAATAATAAAACAAATAATTATCGAATTGTACGTAAGTTAAAACCTACAAAGTGTTACCTTTATGTTAATGATACAGACGTAACTGAAAGCACTATACCTAATACCAGTAAAAAAATAAAGAGTATACTTAGCTGCTCACCAGAAGTCTTTCAAAATTGTGTTATAATGTCACTCAACACTACATTGCCTTTTATGGCACAAAAAAAGGTTGAAAAAAGAAAATTTATTGAAGGGATTTTAAATTTAGAAATCTTTTCTGAAATGCTTTTAAGCGCCCGATCTGAATATAACAGTGTACAGAAAAAGTATGAACATATTACGAAAGATTTTGACCATGCAACTAATATTTTTAAGCTTCTTCAAGATCAAAAAGATAAAATTTTAATTAACATTATTGAACAAAAAGATAAAATTAATGATAGAATAAAAAGTATTAACGAAGACATAAAGCAAAATAAAGCAAAAATTAAAAATATAAATAAAAATTTATATAATAAAAGTAGAGAAAAATTAATTTTTATAAAAAATAAATTAAAAGATATACAAGACCAGCTAGATACTATTTCAAATAAAATTACAGAACATCAAACTGAAATAAAATTTTATAATAAACAAACCTCGAGCATTGGTACAGATGATGATAATTGTCCAATATGCTTACGGCAAATTACAAGCAAAGATAGAGACCATATAAAGCAAGAGAAAAATAAAATCAAAAAGGATATTAATAATTGCGAGCAAGATATTGAAAGTCTCCTCCAACAGCAAAAAAATATTGTTAATTTAAAAGAAAATAATATTACGGCCGAATCACAACTTAACGAATATATTTCTACGGTAAAAGCGGTTCATAATAATAATAAAATAACCGCAGCATATATTAATAGTCTTAAGAGTGATTTTGATAAAAATAAAAAAGAGTTACAGGAAGTAACAGAGAAAGAGACTAACCTAGAGATAAAAGAATTAAATAATAAATTAAAAATTAAAACAAAAGAAGTAGATGAACTAGAACAAACATCAAACAATATACATTCAGATTTAGAAATTTTAGAAATAGTAAAATATATTTTATCAGAAGAAGGCATAAAATCATTTATTGTGAAAAAGATTTTAGATGTTTTAAACAGCCGATTATTATATTATTTGCAAAAAATGGATGCAAATTGTATTTGTAGATTTAATGAGTATTTTGAAGAAGAAATTGTTAATGAAAAAAATGAAGAATGCTCATATTTTAATTTTTCTGGTGCCGAAAGAAAAAATATAGATCTTGCTATTTTATTCACATTTATAGATATGAGAAGATTACAAGGTGATGTAGCATATAATTTATTAATGTTTGATGAGCTATTAGATAGTTCATTAGATGAAAAGGGAGTAGAACTAGTTTTAAATATAATTAAAGAACGAGTAGATAAACATAAAGAGAGTATATATGTCATCTCTCATAGAAAAGAATCAGTGAAAGCCGCTTCTGGTGAAGTTATTATTTTAGAAAAGAAAAATAGTATTACTACTCGGGTGGATTTATCCAATAATTAGTAATAAATTTATATAATGATTACGCCTTATCAGCATACAAACCGGCTTCCGTTTTCACCACCTATACCTGGTAACCCAGCGCTTAATTTAGCACCTCCATCATATAAATCCTCATTAAAAAAATCTGGTCATGTTGCACCAGATCTTCCTCGAGGTTTAAATTTTTATGCCGATTATTCAGGCTGTGGTCACTGGAGAATGATATGGCCTGAATTATTACTTAATTGCTATGCCAAAGCAAATGTACAAGGCGGTACTGTAATGATCGGAGATAAAAATTTTTATAAAGGAGTTAAAACAGTTCGCATTCAACGACAAGCAACTGAATCTCAAGCAAATTATATAAAATGGTTACATGAGCTAGCTAAAGAACTTAACTTTAAAATTATATATGAAATAGATGATATAATATTTAAAGAAGATATACCTCACTATAATAAATTTAGATTTGCATTTGAAGATCCTAAAATAAGACAAACGAGCATGGAGATTATGCAGATATGTAATGAAATTACCGTAACTAATAAATTCATGCAAGATTATTATATTGAAAAAACAGGTAATAAAAATGTAACAGTAGTGCCTAATTTTATCCCAAAATTTTGGATGGATAGATATTTTGACTTCACAAAAATTAAAGAGAATTATCAGAAATATAAAAAGAAGCCACGGGTAGTGTATTGTGGGAGTGGAGCTCATTTTGATATTGAAAATAGAATTAAACAAAAAGATGATTTTTATCACGTCAATGACGCAATAAGAAAAACAGTAGATAAATTTCAATGGGTATTTGTTGGTGGATTCCCGATAACTTTAAAGGATTTAATTCAACAAAAAAAGATTGAATACCACGAATGGACTAATTTAGTAAATTACCCTGCATACATAAATAGTAAGAATCCTACTGTCTTTTATGCTCCATTAGAAGATAGTAATTTTAATAAAGCAAAGAGTGATTTAAAATTTATTGAAGGATGTGCGTTAGGTATTCCGACTATTTGTCAAGATTTATGTACGTATAATACTGCATTTCATAAGTTCAAAACCGGTGATGAGTTAGTAAACAAAATAGAATATTTAACTAACGATTATAAGAAATACATAAAAGAAGTAAAGCGAGCTCGAAGTTATATGAAATCCCGATGGATGGAAGATAATATTAGCTTTTACACTGAATTATACTCATTCCCGTATGGTGATCCAAGGAGAAAAAATCTTAATCGCTTAAACGAAATTAGTTGATTTCTTGTTTTATTTTTCTTATACTATAAGGAATGTATAGGAACTTAGCATACATACCAAATCAACGTGTCATGCGTTTATATACATGGG